TGGCAATACAGGGGGCATGACATGGGCTGAGGCATCTAGTGGTTACTGGACTAACTTAGCAGAAGTAACTTTGGGTGGTTCTCAAGTAAGTGCCATAGATATTACCTTACCTACAGGTTATGACGAGCTTAAATTAGAGATTATCTTTCCCAGACCTATCGGCAGCACGGGAAAAGACGTAGAAATGCAAATCTTAGACTCAAGTAATTCTGGTCAATCGTTCTCTTATATTACAACTCATTTTAAAAGTGACACCATTAATTACTCTAGGGATTACGGACAATCTGCCACTGAACTTGTTTTAAGCGAGACTTATGGTGCAAACAATCTTGACAGGTTGCATTATTCATTTGTATTTGCTGACACAAGCAGCACTACGTTAGGTACAAGATACCAAGCGCAAGCCTTTTTTGAGAGAAACTCGCAAGCGCATGGCTACAATATTTTGTCTGGTGCTTATCAGTATAACAGCACAGCGGCAAGTTCTAAATTGCGGTTTAAATTAGCTGGAAGTACTACTTTTAATACTGGTACAGGGCTATACTATCGCCTTTACGGTCACACATATTCATAGGAGACAATCATGGCAAAAGTATTACTAGATGGTGTGGTTGTTGATGCTGACGTACCAGCTTCCGCTCCAAAAACAGAAGAGCAAATTAGGTCTAAACGTAACAACTTGATTGCAGAAACAGACTGGTGGGCTACATCTGACCGCACGATGACAGCGGCTGAGACACAATATCGCCAAGACTTGCGTGATGTTCCAACGCAAGCTGGTTTTCCAGCCAACGTCACTTGGCCTACTAAGCCGTAAAGGATAACAGAATGAGCAAAATAACCTTAACGCCAAACGATCAAGGTACAGGCACGTTTACGATTGCTTCACCTAATAGCAATACTAATCGTACCTTGACACTGCCGGATAGCGCAGGTACACTGCTCCATGATAGTAGCTCCTTGAGTGCGGCTAATGTTACGGGTTCCTTTAGTTCCGCTACTGTAGATGGCACTCTCGACATCGAAGAGGTGTATGAGAAGGTAACTGTGCAAACGTCTACTACAGGCACAATAACTTTTGATACAACTGCACAGGCTGTTGAGCTATACACGGCAAATCAAACTGCTGACCGCACAATTAACTTTAGCAACGTCAATGCCAACCTAGCTATTGGTCAGAGCTTGAGCGTGGCTGTGCTGCTGACTAATGGGGCAACGCCATACTATCTCAACGTGTATCAGGTAGATGGATCTGCAGTCACACCTAAATGGCAAGGCGGTACTGCTCCCAGTGCAGGCAATGCCAGTGGAATAGACAGCTATAACTTTACAATCATCAAGACTGCTGACGCTACCTTCACAGTTTTAGCAAGCCAAACTCAGTTCGCATAAGGATTAAGAATGCCTTTACTGTCTACATTCGGCGCTGCATCTGCTAGGGGGTTTGGTAATCTTAGTGGTATTGCTATACCTGTTGACGATCTATTTAATACTGTAAGCTTTCTGTCGCACTTCGATGGGAGCAACAACGGTGTCAACAACGTGTTCGACGATAGCTCGTCCAGCAACCACACGATCACAGCTAGTGGCAATGTAACTCAGGGTAGCTTTGGGCCATTTGCAAAGTCCGATGGTAATTGGGGGGTGTCGTTTGATGGGTCGGGGGATTATTTATCTGTTCCCGATAGTTCAGACTTCGATCTTGGTTCTGGGGACTTTACCGCAGAGTGTTGGGTATTCCCAACATCCTCAGTTAACCAACCATTTATTATGGGTCAGTGGGCTGGTAGTTATTCTTGGGCTATACAATTTAGTAATAACAGCTCTAGGTTTTTGAGATTTCTTACAAACATATCTGGCATTTCTGACAACGTAGCAACAACGCCAACTCCCCTCAACCAGTGGTCGCACATTGCTCTTGTTAGGAACGGAAATTCTTTTGTTGGTTACTTAAACGGCGTATCAGTTGTTTCTAACACAATTAGTGGCGCCTTGCCTAACTCTACGAATCCTTTTAATATTGGTGCAATTGAGGGAGGCAGTCAGCCATACCAAGGGTCTATTTCTAACTTGCGCTTGGTCAAAGGCACCGCCCTTTACACCTCTAACTTTACCCCAAGCACATCTCCACTAACCGCAGTCACCAACACCAAGCTCCTAACCTGCCAGAGTAATCGCTTCGTTGACAACTCTACGTCAGCCCACACGATCACAGCTTCAGGCGATGCAGCAGTATCAGCCTTCGGCCCCTTCCTGACCAGTGAGGTCTATGACGCAGCGGTGAATGGTGCGAGTGCTTACTTTGATGGGACGATTGATGAGCTAAACACACCAAATACTTCTGACTTTGGATTTGGCACAGGAGCTTTTACTTGGGAGGCATGGATATATGCTCTTGACACTACTGGCGTAAACTCTCCTTACATCTTTGATTTTCGTGCAGGAGGAAACACAAACAACGGTAGCTTCTACATTAATAATACAAACTCTGGCAGGTTAGAGTATTATGGAAATGGGGTAATTCAAGGTAACACGGCTGTGCCTCTTAACGAGTGGGTTCATGTTGCGTGTGTCCGGTCTGGAACCACTATAAAGCTCTATCAAGCGGGAGTTGAGGTTGGCTCTGTTACTAACTCTTCAAACTTGGGTAGCTCAGGTCAGTTGGTTGTTGGAGATTACATTATAAACAACAATAATAACTTTAAGGGGTATATCTGTGATGTTCGTATTGACAAAGGCACAGCAATCTACACCTCTGCTTTCACCCCACCAACTGCCCCCCTCACAGCCGTAACCAACACCAAGCTCCTGCTCAACATGGCAGACGGACAAGCAATAGACAGCGCAGCGCAGCACAATCTGGCGTTGTATGGGGATGCCAAGGTTAGCAATACGCAGGCTAAGTTTGGTGATACGTCAATATACTTTGATGGCACTGGTGATTATGCAGTTGTCGAAGACTTCACCCAGCTAACAGGTGAATTAACTATTGAGTTTTGGGTTAACCCTTCTGCCCTAAGCCCTAAAAACGGGTTTTTCCAGCAAGGTTTTGCAGATGGCGGACTTTCTATTAGGGCTGAGACAAGCGGAAGTCTGACGGTAGCAAAAACAAACGTGTCCAGCTATTTTGGTACGACTACTACAATTTCTGCAAACGTATGGACGCATATTGCACTTGTTTATTATAATGGTGTTTTAAAGTGTTACATCAATGGCACCGCCGATGCTCAGACATCTACAACTTCGGCCAATTGGACGACCAGTGGCAATGAGTTTATCTTAGGAAGCAGATGGGCAGCTGGGGCAATAAACAACCCCATGACTGGTTACATAGATGACTTCCGCATCTCATCTACCGCCCGTTACACCGCCAACTTCACAGCGCCAACAGAACCATTCGCAAACAAAGGACAATAGACATGAGTACCATTAAGGTAGACACAATAACAGATGAGGCTGGTACTGGTGCTCCTACGTTCTCACAGGGCGCAGCGGTAACGGGTAACCTCAGTGCTACAGGCACAATCACAGGCGGTGCATTCTCAGGTAGTGGCGCTGGGCTGACAGGCATTGATGCGTTTAAACCTGTAGCTGTAACAGGTACTACTCCTAGCTTGAATGTAGGTAGTTATAACTTCTTTAATAATGGTAGTGTTACAGCAAACACTACTGTTAGTTTTGCAAGTGTGCCTACTAACGCACGTTGGACTTACTCGTTTACTTCAACTGCTACTAATCCTTTGCTTTTATCCGTTTTAAAAGATACAGGTCAAAGACTAGCTCTTGGTTCTGTAAACGCAAGGGGTATGGCATTTAGGCCAACTGGTTTAGAGTTGTTTATATTAGACTCATCAGGGTCAGGTAGTACCGTAAGTAAGTATACTTTAAGTACCGCTTGGGACATAAGTACTGCTACTGCGGCAGGGGTAACAAGTACAAATTTAGGTAATGATGTTATGGGCTTGTCTTTTAGTTCAGACGGTACGAAGATGTATTCTTCAAGGCCACCAGATACCCAAGTTAGGCAATTTCCTTTAAGCACCGCTTGGGATATAACTACAGCAGGATCACATAGCGTTTGGACTGTTCCCGGTGGAGTAGGTACATATGACGCTGAGTTTAGCCCAGATGGAACTAAAGTATTTGTTGCTAAGGGTACAACTAAAACAGTAGTTAGACATGACCTAAGTACAGCTTGGGATATTACTACGGCTGGTTCTGCGCATAGTACGTTGGACACAACGTCTGCTGTAGATACTCAAACTAACGGCGTTGTACTTAGTCCTGACGGTTACCGCTTGGTAGTATTAGATGATAAATCATTTCACTCTTATACACTGACTACCGCTTATGATTTGTCTACGGCATCATACGACAACATAGAAAAGCTTCCTCCAACCGGAACCAGCCCTAAGGCCATCACTTCTAGTTTAGATGGGGTTAATTTTTACTCAACAGATGCTAGTCTTAATAGTGCGTATCAGTACAGTATTGCTAGTGGCCCGACTATTACACTACCGTCTTCAGTACAAAACTCTCCTACTAAAAACTTTATTTTAGAACAAGTAACCTACGAGTTTTTCACTATGGATGGCGGAACTACAGTAAAACTTATTGGTGAGGAGGTTGTATAATGGCACGATCAAGGGCACGTAAACTAGCAGACTTAACATCTGCAGGTAACACATTTGATGATGGTGTAATCTCTGCCGCTGAAGTTACAGGACTAGGTACTGCAGCTACTACAGCCGCTACAGATTATGCTACTGCAGGTCAGGGTACACTGGCAGCTAGTGCATTGCAATCTGGTGGAGGTAGCGTAACGGGTAACGTGACCTTTGGTGGCAACGTGTCAGTCGATGGTGGCACGATCAAGCTGGATGGGAATTATCCTGTTGGGTCTAACAACGTGGCGTTGGGTGATGCTGCGCTGGATAGTAACGTGTCTGGCGGACAGAACACAGCTATCGGTTCTGACGCCTTAACAGCTAACACCGCCAACAACAACACTGCTGTTGGGTATCAGGCTCTTTATGCGAATACTACAGGCGCACAAAACACGGCTATCGGTAGACTTGCTCTTGATGCAAACACTACTGCAAATGAGAATACAGCCGTAGGTAACTCTGCTCTTGGGGCAAATACAACAGGTGCATCTAACTCTGCTTTAGGTAGTGGTGCGATGACTTCTAATACCACAGGTGCTACCAATGTTGCGATTGGTGATAGCGCCCTCTACTCCAACACCACCGCCAGCCACAACACGGCAGTTGGGTATCAATCTTCTTACAGTAATACTACTGGTACACAAAATAGTGCTTTTGGTAGGGGTGCGCTAGAAAACAATCAGACAGGGAATCAAAACACTGCTCTAGGACAATACGCATTAAACGCTAACACTGCTTCTTATAACTCTGCGGTTGGTCATAGAGCGTTAAGAAATAACACATCTGGTGCTAATAATGTTGGGCTTGGGTTTGAGGCACTGCTAAACAACACCACCGCCAGCCAAAACACTGCCGTTGGGTATCAGGCTGGGTATAGTAATACTACTGGTACTAACAATACTAATTTTGGGCATCTTGCAGGTTATACTAATACAACAGGTCAGAGAAACGCTTACATAGGTCAGGGTGCTGGCTACAGCATGACCACAGGCTCTAAAAACAGTATCCTTGGCTCATACAACGGCAACCAAGGTGGCTTGGACATCCGCACCTCAAGCAACAACATCGTGCTGTCGGATGGGGATGGTAATGTTAGAGCGCACTGTGACTCAAGTGGTACTTGGACAGGTGTTGGTGCTAGTACAACCTACGGTGCCGTTGGGACTTATGTCACTGCTATGAGGCAACTTCAAAATTCCGCCACAGGAGGCCCAACTTATACGGGAGGCGATACGGTAGCTGGTTCATCCTTATTAAAATGGGACGAAAACGGAGACGAAATGTACCCTTTAATGACTGCCTCTGGCAATACTCAGGATTCCAGTGCATCAGGTTTATCTGGTACATGGAGGTTAATGGCTCCGGCGCAAAAAGCCTATAGCACTAATCAAGTAATCGGCGGTCTTTATGTGAGGATTTCATAATGAACATTACAATTACACAAATCCGCAATGCGGCATCACTACAATCTGACAACGCTCGCATGGACGTAGAGATTAACCATCCACAGCACGGCTGGATACCCTACACTCTTGACCCAGATGATACAGATACAACTATCGACAACGATGCGGTCATGGCTCTCATTGGTACAGACTTCACTGCTTACGTTGCTCCAACACAGGCAGAGCTAGACGCAACAGCAGCTACATCTGTTCGGTCAGAACGTGACAGGCGTTTGACCACAGAGGTTGACCCTATCGTGTCTAATGCACTCCGCTGGGCTGACCTTACATCCGATCAGCAGGCAGCATGGACACAATATAGGACTGATCTGTTAGCTGTACCACAGCAGGCTGGCTTCCCTAATACAATCACATGGCCCACTAAACCATAGAGGATAAAACATGTCACAAGATAGCTGGCACTTGTCAAAATCAATACCTTTAACATTTGTGCTGGCTATCGTTGGTCAGACTATTGCTCTTGTATGGTTTGTTGCAGATTTGAATAACGACATACAGACTAACACTCGTGAGATTGTACGTCACGAGACACGCTTAATTGCACTTGAGAACATTGTACAAACACAGGCCATAACTATGGCTCGTATTGATGAGAACATAAAGTCTATCCGTGAGATGATGGAAGAGTCTAGGTCAAATTAATGTTTAGGCTGACTCCTTTTGCACTACTTCTGTCAGGTTGTATGTCTGTAGATATGGGAACACCAGTATCTTTTCCTTCTGCATGTTGGGGAGATATAAACTGCCAAAGAAATCTTAATGCTCAAACATTGCATTACTTAGGGCACAGCATTGCTGCTACAGAACTAATGTGTGAAGACCGTACAGTACGAAATGTGATGGAAGACGAATGTGGAAATATATTGCAATACCCCTAGTCTTACTTTCAACTGTTTCATTTGCTCAAGATAATGTAGGTGATGGTTCCACCAATGGTGACCTTAATACCAACATGGGAAACAGTAATACTGTAGATAGTAATAACGCTAGTAATACAAGTACTACAAACTACAACGGTGCGGGTTCATCCCCCGGATCACAACCAGTACCAAGTGCAATATCACCTACTATGATGGGTGGAGGTGGAAACGATAGCTGCCTTATACCAAAGTCACAAGGTATACAGATAAGTATAATCGGTATATCTCAAGGGGAAATGGAACAAGACCCTGAGTGCAATAGACGTAAAGATGCTAGGCTTATTGGTGCTCCACAACAGGTAGGTGGTTTAGGATTACAAGTAAGTGGTATTAGTGTTATGTGTGCTAACCCACAAGTATTTAAAGCAATGGCTCTTGCCAACACACCGTGCCCGATAGTTGATGTAGTGACAGGTAAGCTACTTATTGGGAAACAAGCGTACATGAAGATGCGCAGTAAACCTGAAGTATACATTGTAGGCTACAATCAAGCTAAGATGTTTTGGAAAAATCTACTGTACATTGGAAGGAATTTACCGGATGCACCCGAACAAGTTACTGTTACCCGCTCTCTTAGTGATAAGTTCCGCAGCACAAGCGGAGCAAACAATGGTGGAACTCCAAGCAGCCGCAGAAGCAATAGAAGCAAAACTGGCACTGGCAAATAGTGTAGCATGGGAGATTGACTGGGCAGCACACAGTGGCTCTGTAGTATCAAACGGTACAGTAGACAAAGTGTTACTGGATCAACAGATAGTAACAGCCTACAATGGTGCTCTTGAAAATGTAATTAATGCATCTTACCTAACTGCTGCAGACGTACTGGCTACGGAACACAATGTAGCTATCGACAATATGCACACTGCTATTGATAACTTAGTAGAAGCTACATCTGTACTTGCTACTGTATCAACTGTTGCAGACATGGCTGAGAGTGCTACTACTACAGAACAACAAATGGAAGTACAAGTAGCTATCACTAACACTGACATGTCTATTGATCAACAAGACGTAGATAACTTTAACAATGCCCTTACTGACGTACAAACCTTTGCCCAACAAGCTGGTGCATTTCTTGCTGCAGCCAATGACACAGGTATAACTGAACAGATTGATAGCTTTACTTCACAGAATAATATTGCTATGTCTTCATATACTGCAATAAATTATGTACAGGACGTAGACAAGCTTATGGTTTCTTTTGATCAGTCTAGCTCGTACATTTCTTTTAGTGGATACATGACTAATTACACAAAGACTGTAGAAGAAATCTACGATGCGGTAGGTTATAATGGATAATGTTGAACTCAAGCTTGGTGGATTTAACTTACGAACTGCGCACCTTCTTGTTGTTCTTCCTGTTCTTTCCGCCGTTGCTGGGGGTGCTTATTGGGGTTACGATGTCCTTAATAGGTTCTTGGATGTGGAGTCTGGCTTTGAGGAAGTTATCAACTCTACGTCTCGTATTCAAGCGTTGGAACAAACTGTAGGCGACAATGACGTAGCACAACTGGGTGTTAAGCTGTCACAGATTAGTACTCAAATGACTACCATCCTAGAGCAACAGTCTATCTTGTTGGACTTGCGTAGTAAGGTAGAAAGAGCAAGTACTATTACAGACAGTATAGGAAATAAACTTGAAACCTACGACAGTGAAATAGATGACATCTGGGACGCAATGGATGAGTTGTACAAAAACCCATTAAAGTAATAATAACATACCTAACCGGAAATAACTATTGACACGTAATATACAAGGCAGTATACTTTGTCGTATGGCAATACATAGAAAGATAGAAGAATGATGCAATTCAAAGGATTCAAACCTGAAGCAATGCAACGTATTGCAGGTACTTTAGGATATCAAGGTGACATGAATGGGTTTAATGATTATCTAAATCAGAACCCTGATAAAATGAATACTATGAATATGTATAATAATAAAGCTATGCAAATGGCTATGGGTGGTTACGTAAAAAAGTATGCCGAAGGTGGTGCAGTAGATGATGAAGCTGTAGACCCCAATGCGTATGCAGGTGAATCTATTTCTGAACTGCAAGCTAATCGTGCAATTAACCCTACGCTCTTACCCGGTGCAACGGTACAACCTGTAGGTACTGTAGTTACTCCCGATCAAATTATTGCCCCTACAACTGGTCAGGTGCAAGGCGATATTGTAACACCAGTTACTACTGCAGGTACTACAACTGCAGGTGTACCTACTGCAACTGCCGCAAACTTGATGCAGCCTGAAAAGGTAGCGGATAAAGTTAGTGATGTAGTAGCTCAGACTACTGCAGCACAAGGCGAAGTTGATCCACGTGCAGTAGTAGAAGCTGAAGTAGCTACATCAACAAGTGTATCCGAGCTTGAAGCTGCCCAAGGTAAAGCAATACTTATGGATAACCCTGTTCAGCGTAAAGTTGAAGAGGGCGAACTTGTTAGTGGCGTAGCTAACGCAGAGACTGCATCTAAATTTACAGAAGAAATACAGGCAGCTACCGCTACACCTACACAACAGGCTACTGTACAGGGACAGCTTGAAACTCTTATGCAGAGTTTTGAAGGTGGTAATACACCTGCTTGGGCTGCAGGAGCTATGCGTACCGCTACAGCTACGATGGCTGCACGTGGCCTTGGTGCATCATCTATGGCTGGACAGGCTATCGTACAAGCCGCTATGGAAGCCTCACTACCCGTTGCCGCTGCAGATGCACAAACCTTCGCACAGTTTGAGGGACAGAACCTATCTAACCGTCAGCAACGTGCCATGCTTGCGGCACAACAACGTGCTACATTTATGGGTATGGAGTTTGACCAAGCCTTCCAAGCACGTGTAATGAATGCAAGTAAGATTAGTGACATTGCTAACATGAACTTTACTGCAGAGCAACAAGTAGCTTTGGAGAACAGCCGTAACGCTAACACAGTAAACATGGCTAACCTGTCTAATCGTCAGGCATTAACAATGGCGGAAGCTGCGGCACTATCTAACATGGATATGGCTAATCTAAACAACCGTCAACAAGCTGCCGTAATGAATGCACAATCGTTTATGCAGATGGACATGGCTAATTTAAATAATGCACAGCAGACTAGCATGTTTAAAGCACAGCAACAAATACAATCTTTGTTTACGGATCAAGCTGCAGCTAATGCCGCTGCACAGTTTAATGCATCAAGCCAAAATCAAACTGACCAGTTCTTTGCTAACCTGTCTACTCAAGCATCACAATTTAATGCGGCACAAACTAATGCACAACAACAGTTTAATGCAGGTCAGGTCAATGCGCAAGATAGATTTGCATCCGAGATGATGAACCAGCGTGATCAGTTTAATGCACAGAATAGATTGGTCATTGATCAGAACAATGCCAACTGGCGTAGACAAGTTGCAACTGCAGATACAGTATCAATTAACCGTGCCAATGAAATTAATGCAGCATCTATATTGGGCATGTCCAATACTGCATACAATGATCTTTGGTCATACTACCAAGACAGCATGGAGTGGGCTTGGAATAGTTCTGAAAATGAACGTCAACGTATTGCCGACTTAGCAAGAACTAACGCACAGATTGCTGGTACTGCAGCCGCTGCAGCTACAGAGGCATCCGCACAGAGAGATTATAACTCTTCCGCTGCATGGGGCAATCTTGTAGCTACTATGTTTACTTCACCCATTGGTGGTAGTACACTACTTGGTAAGGGTTTAGATTTAATTTTCTAAGAATAGAGGTGTAACATGAATACTAATCCAGCGTTAACTGCGTATACGAACTTAGACATTTCAGATGAAATGGAAGAACCTAAAAAAAGTTCAACAGGATCAGGCTTACTATCCCGTAGTCTTGAGCCTAAGAGTATGCCAAAATCAAATGAACCTATAGATAGGGTCAAGGATTATGTGACCAGTATCCGTAAAGCAAGAAAGCAGATAACAAATGGCTGAACTACCTACACCTACATTTGACTATCCTATTCCCGGTCAGGGTATGACTGCAGAAGTAGGTAGTAGACCTTGGCAAAATCCTCCTCAGTATACTACTGTAGAGCAGGCATTAGAGTTCTATATCCCACGCCTTGTGTCAGATGAAATATACGACTCTTTGCTTGACAGTATGGAGTTAGGTATTCCGCTTACAACTATGGCGGATTCAATGCAGTCTACTGCCGTTATGCAGGGACTACATACTATTGATGTAGGCATACTTGCTATGCCAGTTCTTATAGAGATGCTTGCATTTATTGGTGATGATGCAGGTGTAGACTATGTACTAGGCACAGAGAAACGTATTGATGATGATAAGATTAGCGAAACTAAAATAGCCCTAGCTATGAAGAAGATGCGTGAAAAATTACCAGAGGCACTTGAAGAAAAAGAAGAAGAGCCTATGGAGGAAGTAGAAAGTGAACCACAACCTAGTGGTCTTATGGCGAGGAGAGCATAATGGCATTTAGTTTAGCAGGATTTGGTGCCGGGTTTGCAAGTAAGGCAGCTAGTCGCTTAGATGAAGAACGTGTTCGTTCTGAAAAGTTGCAGGATGAAGCACGTCAAAATGCCACACGTCAACGATTGGCTAAACAAGCAAAGCGTGATCAAGAAAAAGCTCTTGCAGAAGAGATGGCAAGTCAGCTTAGTTTATACTTTAGTCCCGAACAAGCTAGTGCAATAATGGGTAAAGGTTTAGGCGCAGCAAAAGAAGCACTCCGTATGAGTGGTGATCTTGTGTCTAAAGGATATAGCCCACAACCTTTGTTTAACCTATCTTCTGCGACAAATATGTCAGATGAAGATTCTAGTGAAATGACTGCAGCTGTTGCCTCTTCTCCACAACCTGTAGGAACAGTAACGCAAGCGTCTCAGAAAACTGACCTTGAGGCAACATCTACCTCAAGTAACAGTTTTGTTAATTTAGATTACTATCTTAGCAGTATGAAACCTGCAGATGACGAACAGGCTACATTAGATGCTGCGTATGCTGTAGCAGTACAAAAATCTATTAACGGCAAGACTGCTGAAATCAGAAACAAACAAGCCAGTTACGCTGCGGAACTACTTACACAAATAAAGAAAAAAGATGCCGCTCTTAGTACAGATGAAGAGGGTGCGTCTAGTCCTTTTAGTAAATCTACAATAGATACTATGCTAAAGACACAAATGAAATTAGCTTTGCAGGAAAATGATTTTAGTGTAGACCTAGAGGGTAGACTTGCGGAAAAAATTGGAGGTAGAGTAGCTCAATATAACGTATCTGTTATACAAGCTAATACTAACCTCCGTATACTAAATACAGGTGAAGATAACACTCCTATGAGTACGCAACTAAATGTACTTACTAAAGACAATGTAGCTAATGCAGTTAAAAAAATACAGCTTGATGCACGTAAACAGCACTCCTCTGATTCTCAAGGTGGTATAGCTGATAGGCGTGTAAATATGGATAGTCCCTTTGAAAGATATGTTAATGACGCAAATGGCAAAGAGGTAGACATGCTTCAAGTTAATGCGAAAAAAGGTATGTATAAAATTGGTGATATTGTGTACACTACTGTTTTAGAAAATGGAGTTCCTATTACACGACTGCAGGTCTACACAGGAATTGCTTTGAATAGTAGACATAATAATTTTATTGATGCAGGTACTATCTAAATGGCAAATACTTTTTTGTTTGATGACATTGAAGAGGAAGAAGTATCCACTACGCCTACCTTACCTACGGAAACAGGTACGTCTTCTTTATTCAATGACATAGAGGAAGAACCTATATATGTTCCTCAAGAATCAACGCTGCCCTCTCAGGAGGGTGGTGCTTTTGCGTTTGATGATATTGAAACAAACGAAGAAGATTTTGATATGTCCATTGATGCTGCAGTAGAGGAACTCATTATACCTCAAGACGATAGCGTTACCACAATGCTATCTGAAGAAAGTATAAACGCACGTGTAGAAGAGTTATATCAGGCGGAAGTAGACAGGCTAGATGCTTTGGTCTATAGTCCAGAAAATTTTAATCAGTATGAAGAGGCCATAGAAGAGGAGTTAAAGGAACAGAATATACTCCTTCAAAAATTTATGGATGGTCAAGACATTACCCGTGAAGAAGCTCTGGACATAATGCGTGAGCGTAATCCTGATAGTATACTTTTAAAAGATGTTGACGTAGAAAAATTTGATCGGGCTGCTAGTCTAGAACAAGGTGCAGATTTTTCTAAGGAAAAATTACTAAGTTTTTTAAACAGTGAAAACGCAATAACTAGTGGATTAACGGACACATTACTAAACAGTGGCTTGTCTATAGGTGAAATTAACGCAATCGTAAGTGTAGACGAGTTTTTTAATCCTGTAACTGCCGTTGTAAATGTGCCTATGCACTTAACGGAAGTACAAGAAAACATTGCGGCAGGTGATTTAAAAGGTGCAGCACTAGCGACCACCTTTGCTGCTTTGGATATGGCTGCTGCTATACCCGGTGCTAAACTTATTACTGGTGGGGTAACTAAGGTATGGAAAAAAGTAGGCAACGGTAATGAGTACAACCGTGTACAAGACGCCATGTTAAACGAAAGCCGGATTGGTGAGCAGATAAAAAAATCCAATCTAGCTATAGCGAAAGCTAACCCAGACATTAAAGATGAGCTAATAATTAGCTTTCAAAATCGTACCAATGTAGATATTTCTAAACAGAATGCAGATGGTAGCTTGACCATTGACCCTACTAAAGTTCGTACTGCAGGAAAAGCTAAGGTAAAAGATTATTATATTGATGGTATGTATGAAGGTAGGCTTGCTGATGGAGATATAAATCCATTAGATGAATTAGGTTTTGATGGTGAAGATGTACTCGCTATCCCTATGTTAAACCCAGAGAAACTAGATGCTCTTGTTGGTGTTGTTGTAGAATTGCGTAAGGCTAATCCTGATCTTTTAAAAGTAGGATCAGATAGACCCTTAATAGATCAACTATTTGATCTCACTGTTACTAAAGACCTACTTGCAGACGATACCCTGTATAACATTTTAAATAAACATGGTATGTCATACGAAGATTATATGCTTGGAGTAGTTGGTTCTGTGTCAGAGGCGGGTCGGCTACTGAATAGAGTTAGTCAAATGTCTAGGTTTAAACCTAAAGGTATGACTGAGCGGAGGGCAGAGCTTGCTAACCGTGCTTCCCAAAAAGGTATTGCAAAGTTTTGGTCTAACACAGTTCTGCGTAGTGAAAACATTCGTAGAGGTCTGATGGTATCTTCTCTTGCTACTGCTGCACGTAACCTTCAGTCGGGTGTTATTCGTGCACCTATGGAGGGGCTTGGTAATATATTTGATACAGCGTTAATTACATACGCTAAGGCGGCTAGTGAAGGCGATAGATTTGGCGGAATTGTAGGGGCAACAAAAAATGTCATGCCTTTTGTTCGTGATGGTACTTACTCAAACGCATTTCGCCAGATGAAGTATATGTTTGCCGACCAGAATACCGCAGAACAATACACAAAATATATACTAGATAGGCCAGAACTTTCTCAACAGTTTGAAAGGCTCGGTAGTAACATTGCAGAGTTACAGGAATTAACAGGTAGGGGTCAGGCCACAACTCGTGTAGGTCAAGGTTTAGATGCTGTGACCTCAAGTATAGAGGATGGAGTTGCGTTTCTTAATACGCCAAACCGTTGGCAAGAAATGATGCTTCGTAAATCAACTTTTTTCTCTGAGCTAGAGAGGCTAACAAGTGCAGAGTGGGGTATTGATTTACGTAAGACACTAGATGATGGACGCATTAAAGATATTATTAACGATGCACCAGACTTACGTGGTAAAAACGGCAGGTCTTTTGTGGACATTATGGATGAAGCTACCACAAAAGCATTAGATGTTACGTATGCTAAACAGCCAGACTTTTACCCATTCAAAGTAATATCGGACACTATTACTAAGTCCGGTCTTACAGTTATCGTACCTTTCCCACGTTTTATGTTTAACTCTATGGAGTACATGGCACAAAACGTAGGTGGTGTAGGCATTATGGCTGCTCGTAAAGCTATGTTTAAAGATACTCGTGGTGTACTTACCGCAAGGGATAGGCAGGATATAACACGTAACCTTGTTGGTATAGGTGCAATAACTGGCATGTACCAATACAGAAAATCTGAAGATGCGGGTGAGCGTTACGAGTCTATGGAGTATGAAGACAACCAAGTAGACTTAACTCCTGTGTATCCTATGCGACAGATTGCTTGGGTAGCTGAGTTTGCTCGGCGGTCAGAGGAAGGCACACTTGATACTTGGTACGGTGCAGACATGGACCACATTGCGGAAACATGGCTGGGTACGTCTGCTCGTACTGGTGTAGGCAATGTTATGATTGATGAAATACGTGACATCATTGTAGATACGGAAGATATGGTAGATGAAAACAGACGTGCCAAGGCAATTGGCGGTGCTGTAGGGCAATACGTCAATACATACTTGACTCCTTTGTTTCAAGGGGTGGAGGCACAACGTGCAGCAGGTATTAAAAGTGACGTGTACGTTGATGCTGCAAGTGACCCTACTCTAAACGATGATTGGAGTACGTCCTTTGGTTCTGGTTTTAGTAGATCGTTAATACAGCGAGGTGTAGCTGCACCTTCTTATGAAGAAGATATGCCGAATAGAGTGTCTATTAATACTGGTGATATTAAAAGATACGATCCATTAAAGAAACTTTTTCTTGGTCTCAATATAAAAGAGGCAGACAATGATGTTACTGAATATCTTTTGGAGATAGGATTTGAAGACCCAACGTATGAGCTTGGTAGTAAGTCCAAGATACCGGCGGAAAAACGTGCAGAAAATCAATATCTGTCAGTAGTACTTCCCTTAATTACTGAGGTAACAAAAGATATTGCAGATAATATGGGTGGAACCAAAAGCGAAAAGCATAAAATTGCTCGTAAGTACATTAAGGATATGTTAGCTGATGCAAAGCAAGAGTTTCTAACGGAAGGGTATGCGTCACCTTACGCAACTGCCGTAGATGATTTATCTCGTGTTCCATACGATGACAGGCAATACGCACAACTTATGTTTAAAAAACTTAATGAAGGTAGAAAGCCTGACCCACGATCCCTAGAAGATATAATGTTGCTACTGGAGTTAGCGGAAGATGCAATGTAAAAGAGGGGGCAATTAAGCCCCCTTTATTTTTGTCTATCGTGTGTCTCCACTACCGCCAATGGTTCCTGCTTTTTTACGGGCAGCTAACTTAGCCTCATTCTGACCTGCTATCATACCAAGCGTAAGGTTGAGGTCAGTAGCAAGTGCAGCACAGTACCATAGTACATCTCCGATCTCACTGGCAATGTCCTCTCGCCACGTGTCGGGTCTATTATCTGGCCCATCTCGTACAAGTTTCTTTACCTTGTTGGCTACTTCCCCTGCCTCACCTGCTAACCCAAGCGCAGGGTACAAGATACGATGCTCATCTGGATAGATGGCGGTCTTAGATGCACTACGTTGGTACGAATTGAAATCAGACATGTTGTACTTCTCCTTTAAAAACTCTTCTGCCTCTTGTTTTAGACTCATATTTCCTTACCCAATTTAAATTGTCATAGTAGGCTTTGTTGTAGCCCCTATTCCACTCACGGTACTGCATAGTATTTGTAGGGTATGGGTTAACATGCTCACCTCTTTTAAAACTATTGTAACCCATCGTTTGCTGTACCCTTAGAGGTGCATCGTATTTACCTAGTCCACGCTGTTCTCTTGTACGAATATTCATAAGCTATACTCCTCATGCTACGTTGATCAACTCTGCCTCTGTGTATGGAACGTGGTAGAACTGTTCTCCACTGTAGATGTTCCTACCTGTAGCCTCACGTAGTTTGTCGTCAGTAAGTAGCTTACTGTCAATGCACCAAGCCTTAGCCATATCCCCACTGAAGATATAAA